GTAAAATGGTGTCCCTGGATCATTAGATCGCCAGTATCTACTACAAGTTTGTTTGCTGTTTCCAGTGTGGGTTCAAGCTTGTTCTGAGTATCTAGCAAATAGGCATCATGACCAAAAGCTACAGCATTGACGTGAGCCATGTCTATGGGGTCTACGTGTGCCTGTCCAGCAAAGCCAGTTACAAGTTCCATTACTCATCAACTCCGTTCAGCCATGCTTGAAAATCTTTGTCTTCTTGCTGAACGAGCTCTTGGTATTTCGTTTTATGTTCAGGGCATAGGTAGTATTCAGTCGACACACCGTTGGAGTCTATGCGGTCGAACTTGCCCCACGCTGCTTCACGAGCGCCACCTACTTTGATGTGTTCCTCAGTTCCGCAATTTTTCTTATCACAAGTCCATTTACTGTAGTTAGTATCAACGCCCATGCCATAACCTCGCTTTCGTTCAGTGAGGTTATGGTCTTGGTAGTGTCACTTAGGCTGTTCTTACCCAGCGATGGAACTCGAATCCTGGGCAGTATTTCCAAGTCCCGCCGTATGTAGTTGCAGGGCTTGTCGATGAGGTGCTTTCGTATACGGATCCAACCGGGTGCGCTGCAAGAAATCCTGCAGCTTCGCTATCGCCAGTGGTTGTAATTGTTATGTCGCCTGATCCGTCGAACTCGGCAGAGCCATTAACAGCGCCAGTAAGAGTAATTGTGCGAGCCGTTGATAGCTTGTTGGCGCTCGTCGCTGCGCCTCCTGGACTACTTGAGCCTGCATAGTTATGCGTATGGCTACTATTCGCCTTACCATCTAATGCACTCTGTAATCCTGTTATATCATCTGTTTCGTGCGTATGATTTAAGGCTGCATAAATACTATCTGCCTTGCCCTTAATCCACGTCCACAAACTAGACGCACTGTTTCTTAAAATATTCCCCGTGTTACTTACGTTAGTAATTAAAAATCTTGTATTGTCGTTTACAGCTTCGGGATTATCTGAAATATTAGATAGTAAATTTGTTCGTGCTCCAGCAACATTTGACGCACCTGTACCGCCTGATGATACGTTTAACGGTTTATTTAATGTTGTTTCAGATGAAGTTAGTTTCAATTCGTTTAACAAAGTAGATGAACCATCTTTTGTTTCGTAGCACCGTAAAGCGGTTTGACCTAACGAATTAGTTAGTAAATAAGAAGCTACTTGTTTATCTTCTATAGTCCTGATTAACTGTATATTGCTTTCACTAGTTCCTCGATTTATATTTACATTCCCCTTCAACGTCCCGCCCGTAAGTGGTAGGTAGTTTTCGAGGTCGGTTTCGGCCGCCGCACCAACTTCCGCTGCTGTGTGCGTGTGGTCGCTATTCGACTTATCATCCAGCGCAGCCTTAACCGCTTTGTTTTGGACTGGGTTTGTGCTCATTGAACTTAAAGCGTCATCGACCGTGGTCTTGTTGGCATTTTGCTCTATTCCGTCAAGCTTCGTTTTATCCGCGGCACTCATTAAGCCTTTAGCGTCTTGCGTTGCAGTGTTTCCCGGAAGTGTGACCGTCCTGCCTTGGGCGTCGGTAATGTGTCCTGTTGCGTTTACGCTCACGCGAGGTCCAACGTTAACGGTATCTCCCCAGTCGGCGGTTACGTTGCTAGTAGGGCCATAGGCACCAGCAGATACACCGCTGTTGTCATGCGAAAGCGATGCCGTACTGCCATCCCTCTGTGCAGTAATTGGCGATGATGCGCTAATGGTAGCCACTGCCGCATCCGCCGTTTGCTGGGCAGCATCAGCCGCAACTTGCGCTCCTGCTGCGGTAGATGCGGCATTAGATGCCTGAGTTTTAGCTTCTTGAGCTAAATCGTTTACGGTTTTTAAGTCAGAGCTATCTACATCAGCGTTGATAGTTCTGCCATCTATGGTTATGCCTTTACCTGCAGAATAACTAACACCTCCACCAGAGCTTTCAGAACGTCCGCTCATACTTTTGCTGGTTGATGGTTCACCGACCTTATAGGCTACGCTTACAATCCCATTTGAGCTAATAACAACAGTCTTGTAAGTAACATTGGTCGACACGGATATGCCTGTTATAGGGTCAATCGCTCCAACTACATCACCAATATCAAGCACTCTTCCTTCAGGTATATCAGCTTTTACGGTATTGCAGTTTTGCAGTTCTTGGAGTTTTTCTTTGCCTTTTTCCGTCAATTCGGTTCGGTCTGCATTGGTGTAGTCGTATATCAGCGTATTTTCGTCTGACCCAAATAAACTTTGGGTCGTAGAAACAGTGCCATTAGCATCGGCGTAAAAATGGACTACTGTACGATTTTTAAGCTCGCCTTCGCCAAGACAGACAAGGTGATTAACAGGCAGATAGTCTTGATCAATCGTGATGGATACTTGCGTTGTTGTATCTAGTTCATCTTGTTGGGAATAGTCAGCAATATCTTTAGCAGACAAGACAACCATGCCATTTTCGTATGTCATCTTTAGCTTTGCTGAAGACGCTGCAAGCATACTTAATATAGTGAAGTAGCCATATTCATAGCGTACCTGATGGTTGACATTGATACCGCTTAGCGCCATAGGAGCAGTAAAAATGTCCTGCAGATTCATTCTCTCGATAAGGCTACGTAGCACGGTATGTGCATCGCCTTGTAGGACAAGGTAATCTTGACCGCTATCAGGACCTAATACATGAGCATTAAGAATGCCGTGCCAGGTTAGACCTTTGTAGGTAATGACGTTCTCATCCATGCTGGTGCCTATACCTTTAACTCTGCCACCGTATTCAGTCCCTTCGATGTAGACTAGTGCCTTATCTTCAAGGCGTACGTTCGAATTCCGATCTATCGTTATCTCAAAGGTATTGGATTGGCTACTTTCGTCTTGACCATACTCAAGATCAAAGGTAACGCCATGTAACACTCCTTGGTCTACGTGGTTAGCGTCGGTGTATATTAAAGGCTCCATGGATGCTGGCTCCTCTCGTAGTACTTTACGATGTCAAAATCAAAGGAGTTATCCCATGACAGGGTATTGGGTCCTACAGGGATCTTCTTCCAGATGTATTCACCAGAATCCTTTGAGCCTTTATTTCTGCTGTTAAAGCAGTCGGTAACGTTGCCATATAGGTCAATCAGCTGGATCCTCTCGTGGTCCTTCCTAATATCGACTTCAAGCCTTGAGCCTTCAGGCACGTTAACGTTGACCTGGTAGATATTGCCGCCGATGTTGATATAAGGATTAAGCGCAGGGCCATACACTCGCCAAAGGAATGAGCAGGGCATAAGTGAATCATTGGTGATCTTCTTGTTTTGTCGCGGTCGCTTGAAATCGAAAGGAAAATCAAAAGGGAAGTCTAGGAAATCAGATGCAGCCATAGTATCTATTTCAATGTGAAAATTCTCTTCTTCTTCCTTTATCCATGCAGGATAGGGGATATAGCAGCCAAAAGTCATTTCGGCAAAGCGATCGTCGAAGTGGTAGTTATCAAACGAGCAAGACAACATAAATAGCTCAATGTACCAATCATTTATATAGAGCTTCCCTGGCGTTGGATCCTCTCCACTTTCTGGAAGCATAGTTAGATTGTCTACTTCGGCGATTTCGTAGAGCTGATCGCGTAGAACAAGCCCTTCGTCTTCGCTATCTGCAGCTATGCCAATAGGTAAGTCCTTGTCAATGGGGTTTCTGACAAACGACGATATCTTGCCATTTACGCTATTGGTGCTCCATTCCCAGTCTCGTATTGTGTTCGCGAAGTAGTGCAAAGGACCGCCATCACCAAGGTTTATTACTTGATTTTTATGGTTTACGTATTTCATGGCCATGTTAAAAGGCATCTATACTACCTCCCTTTGCATACGTCCTACTTCACGACGGTTATATTTAAGTTGTACGGGGCTTGCTAGCTTTGCGGACATATTCTTGTCCATCTGGTCGATTCGTTTAGTTACTTCATCGAGCTTGTTGGCAATAGTGGCGAGACCGTCACTTAATTCTGTTGATGTAGCTCCACCTAAAGAGGGTGCCTGGATAATGCTTTCTGCGCTAATTCCTGCTAGTTGTGCGCTCATGTTTCTCGGAATAATGAGCGAGGTTAACTGTCCATCCAGTTCGATCATGGGCAGGCTGGTATTTTGCATGCGCTTTGCAATGCTGTTGGCAATTTTGCCTGTAGCGTCTTCAACAACGCTAATTCGACTTAGCATGCCTCCTGCAAGGTTATCCACTAAGTGTTGACCCCATAGAGCCTCGCCTTTGCCGCCTTCGTGCAGTGGTCCTTCTTTAGCTACAGAGTGTTTGAGCTTTGCGGCAACAGTTGCGGCAAGGCTTTCTGCAGCGGATGCTACTGCGCCTAATCCGCTTGAAATACCTGACGCGAAGTTAGATGATACGTGGGATCCCCATGATCCAGCATTGCTGCCGACGTTTTCGAGAGGTCCCTTCGCAGCATCGGCTACCGTTTGTCCAGCTGATTTTGCGCTTCCTGATTTAGCCATCAAACTTGAGCTAAATTTGCTGCCACCCTGATCGCCTGCAGAACCAAGCTTATCAATGGTGCCAGTACGAATAGCTTCGGCAATCTGATCGATACTCGCTTGCCCACTGCTGTAGGCGCTCACGATCTGCGCTATCTGGGTAGGGGTGAGGTTAGCCAGATCCTGTTGACTTATCCCAACGCTTTCGAGTTGGCTCTTAAAGTCGCTAACGTTGTATCCAGCATTAGTAAATCCTGTCCAAGCATCAGCAAGCGCACTCATCTGATCGGGCGTTGCTGCTGCGAGCTGCTCTTGCGACAAGCCAATAGCTGCCATGTCAGAAGCAAACTTATTAACATCGATACCTTTTTGAGACAGCGCATCGTAGGCGCTAACAATCGTGTTAACTTGGTCTGGAGTCATACTAGCAAGGGTCTCTTGTTTGATGCCTAGCGCATCAAGATATCCGCCCATAGATTCAAGCGCGATGCCAGATTCTCCCATAGCATCAAGCCATGTTTGACTTGTCCCAATAAATGCCGTAACGCTTTGCGCAACACCATCCATCGAGTTGCTATATGACTCAATGGTGCCTTTGGTGGCGTTCATTGTTTCTTGCTGCTTTCGGAGGTCTGCTTCTCCGTTAGCAATCTGCTGCGCTAGATATTCGTTACTTGATCCTGTTGCTTCGTATTGAGCTCGCAGCTCTTCAAGAGCCTGCTTTGATGTCTGGTAGGTTTGCTCTTGTTCAACAAGCGTTTTTGTTGCTTCGGCAATTGAGTCTGCATAGGCTTGCGCTTTGGCGTTTTCAAGCCATGCATCAGCATTGTTTCTGATCTCGTCGGCTGATTTCGACAGTGCGCCTGACGCTGCATCGGTTACCTCAACCGAATCGCCAGTTATCGAGTTGTATTGTTCAACCGCTCGCTGTAAATCTCCTTGCTGAGATGCAGTTAAACCAGTCTGCCCTGCAAGTTCTTGGATTGTATCAACATAGCGATTAAGTAATTGTTCATTGGTATAGTATTCAGCCCATGTGTCCTGGAACGATTGAGCCATCTCGGCAGATTTAGCGATGGAGCTATCAATTGCATCACTGTAGCTTTGCCACGAGTTTATACCAGATTCAGCTGCATCGTTTGTGCCATAGACCGCTTCTTGAGCGCTTTCCTGTGCGGTAATAAGTCCGGTAGTTGCCGATTCGAGATTTCTAACTTCAGTAGCGTAACTAATGATCTGATCTACAGCGAATCCTGCCAGTAGAGCAACCAAGACACCGCCTAATGCTACTCCTGCGATTCTCAAAGCACCAAGGTCAGATGCGGTGTTTTTTAGCGTGGCGCCCCAAGTGGTAGTTTTGCCGTCGGCGTCGGTTATCTCTTTAGTGAGAAAACCAACAGCGCTACCAGCAACATTAAAGCCAGCACCAGCAACCTTCGCTGCGGGGCCCACGCCAGCAAGAGCAAGCACGAATTGCAGAACGCCAGCTTGGCTTTCTTCGCTCATATTGCTGAAGCTATCGAGCGCACCAGCGAATACTTTCACTGCGCCAGCGCCACTCTTTAATACGCTTTCCAAGTGCGGCATTAATGATTCAACGAATGGCCCAAGAGAATCGGTAAGATCACTTAGTGCTGCAGTGAGATCCTTGTATCCATCAGTGTCTTTGATCGCCATCAAAGGCTTTTGCACGGCATCTGCCATGTTGGATAACACGCCAGTAAGCGTTTGTGCCTGCTTGGACATCATGCCGCCGAAATCGCGATTCATACCGTCTTGCAAAGCCTGTATTGCAGTATCAGCGTCTACTACACCATTGGTAACCATTTGCATGGCGGTAGGGATGTCGCCATTAGATATAACGTCAGCTAAGTATTGCCAAGCTGGGATACCAGTCTCGGTTAGCTGCATCATTTCTTCTGCGGACACTTTACCCTTGGCGTTCATTTGGCCAAGAGCGCGTGTGATTTGATCGATTCCAGCTTGGCCTGCACCAAGGCCAGATGCGGCATCACCAATAGAGGTGAGCAACGGGATGCATTCTTCTGCTTCAAATCCCATTGCGATGAGTTTTTGAGTGGATGATTCAAGACCTTGCAGCTCGAATGGGGTGTTAGCCGCAAAGTCCGCAAGGTCTTCTAACATCGAGCGTGCTTTTTGAGGACCAAGCATTGTTTCGAATGCAATACTGGCCTGTTCCGCTGCGGCTATGGTGTCAAACGAAAACTTGGCTGCCGCGCCAGCAGCAGCGGCTAATGGGACGGTAACGCCCATGGTCATGATGTTGCCGAAATTAGACAAGCCATTACCTATAGTGCTTAGGTTTGTGGCCATGCCTTTAGATTCACGTTTAACCTGGTCTACTAATCCTTGTACTGCTTGCTTAAACTGCTCGATATTAGCAGTAATATCAATCTCAATCTGCCCGTCAGCCATCCATGCCCCTTATGTGTCTATTGTGGGCTGCCTCCTCTCTGGTACGGGCTGGTAGCATGAGGGCTTGCTGTCTCTCCCTGTAGCTTGCCCTCATTTGCTTGTTTAGATTCTTGTCGTCCAGATCAACCGCACGTATTCTGATGGCTTCCATGGTCTGTGAAGTGTCACTAAGGCCGTCGAATAAACTCATAAAGCGCCACCAGTGCATATCAGTTTTAGGGTCGGTTAGGTCGATGTGGTACTCACGTTCGAAGTCAGATATGACCCTCATGGCATCGTATTTCCAGTCAAACAGACGCACTTTTTTCAGACGGCGCTGCTGTTTGGTGGGTGGCTTTTCTGGCCCATGAATTGATTTGCGTTGGAGGAAATCAAGAGCTGCCGTTAAGGCTTCCTCGGTATGCACTACTGCAATTTGATAGGGAACTGATCCGTCGCTTTGTGGCTCATGCGGAAACGCTTTAAGTAGGATCACTGCCGCTTTCTTCCAATCCAAAGCTTTTGGATTGTCGACTACAGTCCAAATATCTATCCAAGTGCGAAATGAAGTGTTGATGGGAACAGAAATGCCGCCAACATCAACTGTTGACGGCATCTGCTTGGTAAGGAGGTTAAGCATCTCTAGACACCAAATTCCTTAAAAAGTTCCTGCATAGAGGTTTCCTTTTGGGCGTCTGCGGCGGTCTTCTTGAGATAGGTAAGTAACTGCAGAGTTTCCATGAAGTTATTACCGCGACCCTCAAAGATTTCATCACATGCTTCCTGGCCGATCATGCCTGCAATGAGATTGCGCATTTCACGAAAGATGGAAGTCATCTTCGCGGTGTCATCAAGGTTGTTATTCTTTGCGAGCTTCTGGATACGAGCAACTACCTTCTTGGTCTCATCGATAGCATCAAGATCCCCCACACGTACCTGATACTCTTTATCATTAATTTCGATCGGGACAAAAGTCTGCTTAAACTCAAAACCCATTTATACATCCTCCTCATTGTTGGTATCGAGTGCTTCTTCGTCCTCACCATCTGTGGTGGGGTTTGATTGCTCAGTCCCACCCGAAGCATCAGATGGTGGAGTTATTCCCCCGATGGAGTGAAGGTGCTGGTAGAAGAGTCCCAATCTCCTTCTTCCCAGGTTCCGTTATCAGCCATATCAAGAGTGCCTGTTGCCTTTACTGGCTCGCCAGAGCTTGGCTTAGAAAGCAGCTGGGTAGAAAGCAAAAATGGAGCTTTCTTTGCAAGTACTTTGGTTGCGCTAGAACCTTCAACCCAGGAGTAGACACGCAAGATCTCAACAGGAAGGTTCGATTTACCCTCGTTTTGCTGGAAGAAGGAATCAAGTGTGTTATTTCGAAACAAGTCCTTCTCATAAGAAATGGAAGCCTTGTTTCCTAATACGTACTTGGAGGGTAGGCGCTGGTCGATATAACTAGGCCCATATGCTTGCTCGTCTCCTTCATCTTCCCAAGAAAGTAGATGGGTAATGTCCTGCCACGAAGGAGATTCGCTGCCTGCAGTGTTAATAAGATATTTGAGTTCGTCGCCCCATACTGGTACTTCGGTATTATCTTCAGCCATGTTTGTGGCTCCTTTCTATTTATTCTGGTTTCTGGATATAGTTAAGGTCGAATGTCACTTGCCAGTCCTCGAAGGCGCTCGTGCGTCCCAAGCAGTAGGGGATTGATGCAGTTGGCTTTCGGTATGCGACAAAATCGGGAAGTATGGTTGCTTTTGGTAAGAATGCAGAAGTAACACTACGAAGGTACTTGTCTGCATCGAGCCTGTCTTGCTCATCTTCGGCAGCTATACGTAACGTCAACAAACATGGGAATGGACAGGCATACTCACCAGATATATAGCCTGTCGAAGCGTCGGTAGAACTGTTCCTGGTTGATAGCATAAGGCGCGGAAGTGGTCCAGGTTCGGCGGTTAACTCTTCGAAGTGTATTTCTACTTGCTCGCCATTTGCTTTTATAACCTCTTCAAACAGGTCTAGAATCTGTTTCGCCAGTTCAGGATTAACATAGTTCATTTGCTTGCCTCCTCTTTTGCTGCTTGCTCTCCCTCTTTAATCCATTGCTTGAGGTGCTTGCCCTCTGCTTTGCTGTACCAATCAGGACCTGTTCCAGGTGTGGTGTATTTCCAACCGCCAGGCGCGTTGTACTGCGGTGCTGCGTATGGTACTGCTGCACTGCCGTATCGAACCTTGCCAACTTCATAGTCGCTTTCCGTTTCTGCGGAAGCACGCAATTTACCCTCACGCTTAGGAACGTATGGCTCGCTATCACGCACCACTGCCTGAGATATGGCGGTTACTGCAGCGGTTTCCATAAGGTCTGCTTTCTGTAGAGCGCGCCCCACGTTAACTGCGGCTACACGAATCTGTATAGACCCGCTCATGTCAGCGTCAGCTCCCAGTGATGTATGCGAGAGCCAATGTAGATAGGGGATGATGTCTCAACCGTAAAGGCATCTTGGGGTGGTTTCTCTTCTGCATGAGCACCCATAATCACGCGATCACCCTTTTTGAGCGGTTCGGCTGATCCTGGCATCAACATTGTTACGCTGCGATTTGATGCGTCGCCCTGGATGCCTGGGGTAGCACCAAAGACTTCATCAAAGCGTACCCGCGTAAGGATCTCAGGCCCTTCCCAAATTGCCTGGCGACCTTCGGTTTCCTTAATCCAGGCAGTGACGGTGTGAGGATAAATACTCATAGCGCTGTCTCAATCAGATAGGTGCCTGATAAACACTGCTCAATCAGGTCATCGATGCCCATGGTTGGTGCATCGACGTATGTCTCGCTCACCTTCGATGCGGTATAGCTCGACACCGCTGGATCGGTGAGCGCATCGCATGCAATACAGCACGCGTTTTGATACGCAGTCAGTTCTTTATCAGGTAAATCGAACAAATCAAAAAGGCAGCAGCGCGCATTGACGCGCGCCACCGCCTTAGAAATAACTGCCTGGAAATCATCCTGGCTAAGTGACCCGCCAAACTCTTTGGAGTAATACTCGTATGTTGGTACTGGGCCAGCCATGACTATTCACCGGTTACCGTTACAACGCATGCTGCAGAAGTCTTATCTCCTACGGTTGCAGTGATATTAGTAGAACCAGCAGCTACACCAGTTACTAGGCCAGTATCAGGATCTACGGTTGCCTTGTCTGGGGCAGAAGATGCAAAGGTTGGCTTACCTGCCTCGGCTGGAATTACCGTAGCGGTAAGCTGCTTGGTTTCATCTACGCCCAAAGACATGGTCTTCTGGGAAAGCGTTACGGATTCGGCTGGCTTAGCACCAATAGAGCCAACAACTACCCAGTCAAGCAGCTCGGCATATAAGGCAATGCCGCAAATTGCCGTAGTCTCAGTAGTCATGTTCTTGTAGGTGGTGTCGTGGTGGACGCCTACATAACCAGTCTCGTCAGTCGTGAAATCAAACGCCTTAGCAATATCGGAATTGCGAGGGTTGGTGTAGTAAAGAATGAGATTATTCTTTGCAGTACCATAAACCATACCGCGCTCTACGCCAGAGTAAACGAGCACGTCATAGAGGCCCAAGAAGTTCTTGATGTAAGTCATGCCAAAGACGGTCTGTACCGTTACTTCGGTGTCTTCAAGGTAGCTCGCAATATCAAGAGGATTAACCATGTAGATAAGATCAGCATCTGCCACATCGTAATCCTCGGTGATTACCTTAAGCTGGCCCCAAGTCTGAGCAAGAGCGCCCTTAAGACCTACGCCAGTTGCACGACCAGTACCAGTAGGCAGGAAGTCAAAGAAGGACTGCTTAATGGTGCCCTGAATTTGGCGAACCATCTTATCGTCAGTATCGGTTACTGCCTGCTCATAGCCCTTGTCGTTAATGGCTTCGAGGGATGTTACTTTACGGTATTTTTTGACATCAAGTTCGAAGGTATCAGCTACCTCGGTTTCGTAGTGAGACAGAGGGATATCTTCGCCTTCTCCTACCGTGCCGTCTTCAAGCTCTCCTACTACCTTGTAGACCTTAATTACCTGGCCTGGTACCTTTTCAATCTTACGGGTAAGGCCAAGCACCTCCTGAAGAACTCGAATGCCTTCGGTAAACTGAGAAACGAAGTCAATCTCAGATACTTTGGCGAAGTCTTCAGCTTTCTGAAGTCCTGTTTCTGCAGCCATATATAGACTCCTTTCTATTTATTCAAATAAATCCTTGTTTTCAGCAATCAAACGACGGCGCTGTTGCGGGTCTTTGATTGCCACGATTTCTGCTTTGGTGATCTTCTTACCAGTTCCACCAGGTGTACCTGCGCTTGATAACGTCTGTGTGTTCGTGGCATCTTCGCGGAACAAATAGGGATAGGATTCAGCAAGCTTGGCGGTATCCAAGCCAGAGATATGGCCATCCTTCGCTACTTCGATCTCATCCATGTCGAGATGCGCAATAACAGCAACCGTGTCGCTGCATCCTGCAGCTAAGAGCGCGTTAGTTACAGTCAGCATCTTTTCGCGTGCAGCCCAGTCACTAGCAGCTTTGTCGGATGCTGCTTTTGCTTTCTCCTGGGCTTCCTTCACTGCTGCGTTTACGTCATCTTGGCTTAGCGCCTTTTCGAGATCGGCATTAAGCGATGCTTCGCGATCCTCAGAGGCTTTTAGTTGCTCTTCAAGATCCTTGATGCGTGCCTCGTACGATTCACGCTTCTGCTTCTGACCTTCGTCAGGCTGACCTTTAGGACCGCCTTGCTGTGCACCATTGTCTGGTGAGGGATTGGTGCCCGACTGTCCTGGATCGCCAGCACCCTGCTGTGTGCCGTTGTCTGTATCTGCCATATTTGCTCCTTCCATCGAGTTTGATTCGGGCTTCTCTGCCCGCTTGGTGGTGCCACTCTTCGCTTGTGGCGTGCGAGGTGAGCCTCTTCGCTTGGCTCTTGCGATGGTTGGAGTATCGATGCGGTGTCACTCGGTATGCTCTTCTGGACTTTCTTCAGGAGCGTTGAAGTGTTCGCCGCATCCATTGGTTGGATGTAACAGTGGGCGAACTTGGATAATCTCGTCATTGCTTAGTGCCCATGTCTCAGGAGGGAAACGACGGCACTCTACTAAACCATCTTCATTGGGCTCGGTGGCAAATAGACATGTTGCACAAGTTAGGTGTTCTGGAAGTTGTTTGTTCAAACTAATCAGCAACCATTGAAATTACGTGAAGGATAAGGCAGATAGTAGATCCAATACAGATTCCCAATGCTAAAGCTGATCGTTCCCATGCACCTTCTGGATCAGTGAGCTTTTCGATAAGATTTTTCATGTCAAGTCCTCCCTAATTTGATAGGAGAAGAATCGTGGATGTGTCACTGGTTATTTCGATTGTTATGGCTGTGATTGCTATTTGCGCAGCGGTATTTTCGTGTTGGCAGGCACGTATAGCTAAAGCAACATTTAAGAAGACGTTTAGTCCTTGCGTTATTGCGTATTTAGAACCTGCTCCTTCAGCTGGACTTGCTTGCCATCTTGTGGTGAAGAACATAGGCACGGAGCCAGCTACAGAAATAAAAATGATGGCAAGTAAAAATCTACCTGTTGATCCGAAATTAAAAGATATCGTTACAGATTTTTTAGATCAGGAAATTGCTTTTCTTGAGCCAGGAGGAGTAAGAAGAACATTTATTGGATCATTTCCTATATTAATAGAATTACAAAACGAAGATGCTTTAGTCACTATTACAACCAAAGAGACTGGCAGCAGTACTTATCCAATTAATGTACATTCATTTACTGCGACGGTTAAGGATTCAACTAATATTGAGATGTCTCTTGCTAAGATTGCAAAATCACTAGATAAACTAATAAAAAATAACCCCGCTTAGTGCGAGGTCGCGTCTTAACTTTCAACCCTTTGGCGAGTCTCTTTGTCTTTTAACCATATTGCGTATAAATGCTTATCCAGCACGCGTTTAGCTGCTTCATCATCTGATTCATTTTTGTGCTTCTCTCTGTGCACAATAGCGAGAGCATACAAATAATCAGGGTCTTCGTTTATGTAATACGCGTTCTTTTCCATGAATTTATTATACCCTCTTAAAGCTATACTTAAATCCATATTTTGAAGAGTTATCTAGAAGCCAAGAATGCATAAAACGCCTGATAGAAATAAGGTCTTTACCATACTTATCAAGTGCATCGAAAAAAGCATCTTCGTATGCTTTTACGAACGTTCGAGGCTTAGTTTTTTGGTTGGGAATAAGCGAGTAAGTTCCTTCACGGCATACAGCATGTAATCCTAAAATCCCTGAGTCAGCTAAGAAAAATACATCGCTAAGCGAAAATGTTCCACCGTATTCATCAGGATGAGTATGAGCAAAAGAAAGATCAGACCATTTGTATCCATTAGGTTTTGTGAACTCTATCGAATGGCCCTCATTTCCATCAATGAACAAAATATCGTTTCCATCTTTGTCAAAAGCCATGCCTACTTCACGACCTGTAGTACCGCGATATTTTCTTTCAAATGAAGACAAATCTTCTATCCTGTAGCCGCTCCGTGTTCCTCTGCTCCAATATGAATAGTTCTTCAGCGCCCTAGGCTGGCTACTTACGCCATAGGCTTTCTCACGGTTGTACAAGCGCACCAGCTTGTTGTCTTTGCAATGCTTGTTTAGCATGCGCTGTTGCTTACCAAGCACGAGACGCTTCTGCACGTAGGTAGGACTTTCTAAGCCGAGGCCAGCACGTTCTAAACCAACTATCTCGCGCTTGGTCTTGCGAATTCTGCGTTCAAGCTCTCGCTGGCGCTGCAGATCTGCGTAGTATTCGTCGCTACTCTTGCCGTACTTTTCTTGTGCTGCTTTAAACTCTCTGTCGGGGAGTTCGGTAATCCCAGGAAAGAACGGGTATAGTCCGTGCCTGCAGTTGACACCTTTTAGTCTATCTCCAAGTGCTACGTTGGGCCCACGCAGACCTTCGTAACCTGTTAATACATAGAAGTCTGGGTAAGTGGTGCCATTCACTGTTTTCTCGCCTGACATGCAGCCTGGCAGACCTTGCCACTTAGCATGTGAAGGACGTGCGCCAAAGTGTGCAGAAGTAATCGCAAATTCATGGCCATAGCTTTGCATAGTCTCTAACGACATCTGTCCGCCTACTTGACTTACCTGGCTAACAATGTGGCGTCGCAGGGCAACATCAGCCATATTCGACACAGTAGCTTTTCCATCACGACCATAATCAATAACCATGATGCCAGCATTCATTAGGTCCACAACGCCATCGGCGAGCGCCTTTTCAGTCGGCTTGGTGCCGAGCACTACTGCGTTAATGGCATCTTGCGATACCTGATACCATTTCTGTTCGGCTTGTTGCTCCATCAATATGTTTTGCCTGCGCACAATATCGGCGATTTGGTCGGCGGTGGCTTTGGCTAACGTGGCAAAATGAGCCGTTGAACCCATAGCAAAATAAGCTTCAGCAACATCGGCTTGTTCTTGGCCATAGATCTTTTTTAGTTGATCTAGATCTGCTGCTACTGATTCGTTGAGTGTCTTCTCAATTTCATCATGCACTTCATCGCTGATTGCATCCTGGTATTTGGCTAGGATTGTCTGTGCTTGGTTCGGAAAGATTTCAGCTAACTGCTGCAATGCTGCTTCATCACCGAGCTTTGCAAAGCCTTGCGCAAGATGGTCAACCATAAGATCGCTCATATCCTGCACGTACTTTTCTTGAGTACCGTGCAGGATTGCCTCTACCAAATCGTCAATCTGTTTTTCCGTGAGAGCCATACATTACGCCTCGATAGGGATATCCAGTGCACTCTCGTCATTGACGCCTTGTACCGCCTTGGCTTCTTCTTCGGTATAGCCCTGCCAACGCACCATATATTTCCACGGCTCAAGCAATCCTGCTGCCACATCTGCTCGGTCGCGTTCACGCAGGCTGTCATCGTCTTGCATGATGGAATCGCCCAGGACTACGTTTACTTGTCCTGCGATATCTTCTAGCTTCGCGGTACCTAGTTCGCGGTAGATTCCGCAAGCTGCAGTAAGCAAGGATTGAATAGCTGGCTTGATGATGTGCTCATGACGGCGCACGGCACGCATCATTTCAGAATTGTCTGCAGCTACTTGCTTTGCGGTAGTAATGCCGCCTTGGTCATCAAGCGCATAAGCCTTGATGCCAAAACCAATACGCTTACCTAACATTTGCAGGGCGGTAGACAACGCTTCACGATTCTCGTCTACGCGAAGGGATGGGTTGTATTCATACACGCCCATTTTGTCATCATAGGTGTTGCTTTTAACACCCAGGAAGAATCGCTTACCAGAAAGCATAGGCACCTGCGCATTGCCGTTTTCATCTTTGGTAAGCATTGACTCCGGCAGTGCTAACAGCTTGCGACCCATGATTAAGTCATCGCCCAAGTTGTTAAACGCCAAGTCAACAGTTTGCAAGGCATCGATAGCATCGTGGAACAATGCCACCCCCATTGGGCTGTAGTCCCAGTATGGATTGTCGAAGGCTAGGCGAATAAGGCTAAACGTGGGGTAGGGCTGTTTAGTGTTTACGCTGGTATTGGAATCGAGATAACCTGCTGGCACAAATTGCTTGCCCGTATCATCGAAAAAACCGCAATAGATCTGATAGTTTCCATCGTCACCGCGTTGATGAACTTCAATCTGACTGCATTTTTTACCGTGAATATAGACGTCTGCCAGAAATGCGCAGTCTACACAGTCATCTGCTTCCCATGAAAGCGGGATGATGGAGCGGGCATCATAGCTCATCGGGCGAACCTTAAGCAGGGGAGACTTGCCTGTCTCCATAAAGCCGGATACATGGAGCGCCCAGGCAGCAGTACCAGTGGAACACATACGACCAATAGCTAGTGGTGCTCGGTCATGCCACATGGTTATGTCTAACCACTGATCTAGCCAGCCAACGGTAGTTTTGTCATCAATAGCGTCAAGCGATATCGAGGCGGTCTCGTTATAGATGAGGCCTGCCATATCATCACAAACCATAGATGCAGGTGTGCAACTGCGTACCTTGATCTTATTCTTCTTAGCAGGATTCTGTGCATCAGGTTCTTCTAACCAGTAAAACGGATTACTTTCTTGCTGGATATAGTTCCACCATTTCGTAATATACTCATCCATTGGAGTATGCAAGTCTGCATTGTCATAGCCTAGGCTTCTAAGCCATTTGCTAGCTGCGCTATTAAGTCCTTTATCCATGTGTGCATCCTTTCGGCTTAAGGTATATCTGGGTCTGATATAAGGTCGAACGCGGCATAGCGCACCGCGTCGATGGTGTGGTTATCTTTGTCGGGATAGCCTAAGAATCGCCCGTCGTTCGGATCTTCTTTAGCTCGGTATCGACTGAATTCCTGGAATGCAAGCGGGCATCGCTCACGATCAATCACAATGGCTTTCCGCTTTTGCAACCATCGAATGCCGTCATCTACTGGCACGCGCTTAGATGCGCCCATAATTGCCATGCCAGCATGTCTCCATGTGGCTATATCCTTAGGCGCTGCGGCATCTGCTCGTATTTCGTTTTGCGGCTTGTGCTTGTTGTAGACTGGTTTGCCTTCGTTGGTATAGATCGGCTGGCCTTTATCGTCTCGATCAACTAAGTGGCGTTTGACTTCATTGATGTTTGCCTCGTCTAGAGTCTCGGTATTAAACACTTCATCAATGATGTAGAGCATGCGCGTCTTGCGGTCGTAGCCAACCATAAGCCAAACAAACGGGTCGTTCTGATAGCCCCAGTCAACGCCACAACGGATCCATTTAAACTGTAGTCTGTCTTCATAGGTGATAGTCTGCGCTACCACGTTTTCGAACACCGTGCCAGTAAGACCCGTTTCTTCCCCCATGTACTCGTTTGCATAGGCTTTGGGATTGATGGCTTTAAGTTGCTCTGCTTGTTCGATAAAGCGCTTGCCAATGAATTCTTCAGGTACATCTAAATACGACGAGTGGTGCACTAACTTGCCAGGCTCTTCAAGGCGTGCCTCCTGGTTAGTCCATTGCATGTCGTCAGGAGATGGATTGTAAACATCGATCTCAAGTGAATAATCGCTACGGAATACTGACTGGCGAACATTACGAGCATCTTCTGCGCATGCAAGCTGGTTGTACTCTTCGAGCAACAACAATTCGATCTTTGCCTTAGGATCCTCGAAGGTGATCGACTTAAGCTTTTCAGGCTCGTCCAAACCGTAAAACAAAATCTTTTGCCCTGTTTTGTTGTAAGTAATCTCCATAGGCGAGGTAGTCTTATCGAAGTCGCAACCTTCACCAGGCTTGCCTACTGTCATACCGCGCTTAGCAATGGCCCACAGAACGTTTGCAAAGCAAGACCTACGCAAGGTATTAGCATAGCGCCTGCCACAGATCCATTGAGCATGAGGGCGATGTAAGAATACGTCTAAGATCTTTTGATAGGCATAACTGGATTTAGTAGAACCACGGCCACCTTTGAGCATGACGCGGTTAGCTTGTCCTAAATCAATAGCACGGCTAACTTCGCAGAAAGTAGGCGAAATGTTAGCCGACAAATCGTAGGGCGGCACCAATACACGGATGTCTTCTGTTTCAGTGTTGGCTTTTACAATCTGCTTATCTACGCCAGTCATGCGATTGAGCAAGGCGGTAGATTCGATTAGCGCTTTGACGGCAGGAGAGCCTTTGTAAAGCCCGTCTTTCTCTAAGTCGGATACAGCTTCATCATTGAGCTTTCTCACACGTTCTACGGCTAAATCCAGGCTCCATTGAGCGTTTTTAGCAGCCTCGGCGCGTGCTTTTTCTACTCTCGCCGAAATCTCGCCCTTCTGCATCATCTCGTAAGCCTTGTTGTTTACCGTCTCAGGCTTCATACGAGCACAGTTATAGGCAGCGCGGTATGCATCGGAATAGGTCATTCCTGATACCACGCCTTGAATAAACTTTTCTTGTTTAGGAGTAAGTGCCAT